GAAGTGCAGATCTCTATTGACAAGCACTTTGAATACTCACGTTTGATTGAAGACATTACGGACGTACAGGCTCTTAGCTCACTGCGTCAGTTCTACACGGAAGATGCTGGCTACGCTTTGGCGAAGCAAGTTGACACCGACCTGCACAGCTTGGCTACTGGCCTTGGTTCTGCTGGTACGTCTTCTACAACCTATGCAAACAATGGTGGTACGTTCTTCGTAGACAACTCTGCAAGTGGCGCTCTGGCTACCTATGCTGTTGACACGGTAACAACTGCTGACGTATTTACTGACGCTGGTTTCCGCGCTATCATTCAGAAGCTGGACGATGCTGATGTTCCTATGGAAAACCGCTGCTTCGTTATTCCTCCTTCAGTTCGCAACACCATCATGGGTATTGATCGTTACGTAAGCTCTGACTTCGTAAACAACGGTCAAGTCACCAACGGTCAGATTGGTCAACTGTACGGCATTGACGTATTTGTTAGCACCAACTGCCCTGTTGTTGAAGCTGCTGGCGATAACTCTGCTTCAACTGTAGACTCTCTGGGCGCTCTGTTGATCCAGAAGGATGCAATTGTAATGGCTGAACAACTGGGTGTTCGCTCTCAGACTCAGTACAAGCAAGAGTTCCTTGCTAACCTGTTTACCTCAGATACTTTGTATGGTGTTTCCGTACTGCGTCCTGAGTCAGGTTTGACTTTGGTTGTTCCTAAGTAATAACCATCTAACTGGGGGCTGCTAAGGTGGCCCCTAGTTTTATTGAGGTAGCTGAGTATGAGCATAGTAGCTAGTTTGGTCGGCCCAGTATCAGGGTTGCTTGATAAGTTTATTGAGGACAAAGACCAGAAGAATGCTTTGGCTCACGAGATTGCTACCATGTCTGAGCGTCATGCTCAAGAGTTAGCTAAAGGTCAGCTAGAAGTAAACAAAGTAGAGGCAGGACACTCTAGTTTATTTGTTTCTGGATGGCGACCCTTCATTGGCTGGACATGTGGATTGGGCATGTTTGGTAACTTTATCACAATTCCGTTTTCTAACTTTGTATTAGCTCTAGCAGGTATAGATATTGTTATACCCTTAGTACCACTAGAAACTATGATGCCTGTCCTTATGGGTATGTTAGGTTTAGGTGCAATGCGCTCATTTGAAAAGACTAGGAAATAAGTAGCTGATGGCTCTAAATCTTGATTACAGTAACTTTAATGTTGACTTATCTGGTCTAGGTGACTTTAGTTTAGACTTGTCTAACTTGTCTCCTTTTTTGCAGGACACTACTTCTGATCCTAGTCCATTAGACATACGTAAGGCAGAGATTGCTGCTGAAGTAGCTGCTAAAGCAGCACAACAGCCTGTACAAACTGTTAGAGAAACTGCTGATTTATCTGCCTACTATGACGCACTACGTCAAGGAACTACAGTAACTGATATAGATACAGTAGGGCAAAGCTACGATCAAGCACTTAATGAGATACTAGCTAACCAAGGTATTGTAGATACAGACTATGCAGAAGGTGGTGGTGCAGGGGTCTCTAAACCAACCGTATCTGCTTTTACTACTCCTGACTATGCTCCTAGAGAGCTAGGTAAGTTCCAAGGTAATCTCTCTGCACACACGTCAAGTTCTTTAGGTCAGATTAAAGAATTCCAAGCTCGCCTTGAGCCTCTAATGGCTCCAGAGATGGCGCGTTTGCAGACACAGGAAAAGTTAGACTACAAAGATGCTGTTGAGCAGGCGTATTTACAGAACCCTGAGATTCAAGCACTGTACAACGAGTACGATGTAAAGCCTTTTAGAGCTACTGATGATGGCTCTATTTATCTTTATGACCCTTTTACTTTTGGTGAGATTAGAACACTAGAAGTAAAAGACAATGATCTAAAGAAAGCTATAAAAGCA